TTTCAGCAAGTCTTTTCATTTTTAAACAGGTTGCCATCTTTTGATCTTGAACATAAAGATGTTCTTTTAATACATCGTGATTAGGTTGCCCTAAAAACATTAATAAACTAATGACTATTTCCATTTGCCCTCACTTTGTCTTTAAGTTCTTCTATATCAGCAGAAGCTTTCTCTAATTGTTTTTCTAAATGTTGTAACATAACTTGATTGTGAATGTTTTTATTTAACAATTCTGTGTGTTGATCTGTAGTCTTATAAAGATCCTCAATCAAGATAAATTGTTCTTTGTCTACGGTAGTTTGTTCTGATGCTTTTAGCAGATCTGCATTCATCAGCTCACGACTTGTTTCTAAAGATGTAAGTCTAGCTGTTATCTCAGTGTAAGCGAATATTCCCATACTAACCCCAACTATTATCCCTATCATATTTTTAATTGGCATAGATACTGAGGTACTATCGCTTACTTTCATCTGCCTCCTTGTCCACGGTAACGCTTATAGTTTCGCTTTTCGCTTTTGTTCATATTTTTTTTATGTCTACCTATTTTTTTTTTAGATTTAGGTTCAAAAGTATTTACTCCAAACTTGTGCTTCTTAGCCACGCTCCCCCATAACACGCATTTGTAGACCTTGTATAACTTTAGCCAAAGTCTTACCAGTATCTTCTAAGCTTTTCTGATGTTGCAATTGTGTAGGTGGAACCATTCTATTTTTCATAGCCAATGCTTGAGCTATCTCTAAATTCATAGCTTCAGGTGGTATCATATAAGCAGGATTATTCTTGCCACTCATATACCTTTTAAAGATTTCACTTATTTTTTGTGTCATCTGTGGATCTACTTCCGCAGATGTAGGATTAGGGTTAAAAGCTTGTGGATTCATCATATATAAAATCTCCTTGTTTTATATATCTATATCAAAAAGCTCTCTTTCCATCGTCCTTCTACGGACTAAACCTTGTAGGATCTTGCCACCTGCTCTTCTCCACTTAGGAAACTCAGCAGACGCACCCTCGTAGTTGCCACGATTTAATTTCATACGCATTGTAGAGCTTTGGAAATTACCACTACCAACATTGAATATAAAAGAACATAGGGCAGAGTGCATATTTTCTGTAATTTCTGCAGTAACTAGCTTGTCTATAGCGTAATAACAATGGTCTAGTTCTTGCCTTAGTAGGTATTCTCCATCTTCTTCTGTGATAGGTGGGTGGGATTTGGTCACTGGCTTTCTTTGTTTATCCCAAGTAGAGCCATAACCTATAGTCCAACGATTAGCTGGACATAGGTATACGGTAGGAGAAAAACCCTCAAAGTGTTTTATTATATTTAAACCTTCTGCGTTGATCTTCATTTTCTATTGAAACTTCTTTGACCAAACCAGAAAGAAACAACTGCAGCCCACACTGCTTGTATCTCATTAGACCAAATTCTATTATACATTTCTAAGTCTATAGAATTGAACGCTAACATAAATGTTAGAATCATAAATTCTAAAAACAAAAGGTATGTCATTATAGGTCTAACACTAGAAGATAGGTTAATAACCCATTGTGATGACTTGACCGTCATCTTTGTTTGGCTTTTTTGTAGAGCTTCTGTTTCACGAATGTCAGCTTCAACATTCATAAATTGTAATTTCTGCTCTCCAAGTTTGATTTGTTGTTCTAATTGTTTATCCATTAACTTGAGTTCGTGAGCTTGATCTCTCTTTTCTTCAAAGAACCCAAGTAGTTTTGGGAGAAAGGAAGTACCAAATCCAAGTAATGATCCTAGTAGTGATAGCATATAGCCTCCTTTGTTATTATATCACAATTGTAATATCTTAGGTATAAAGTTTATTACCTTTTCTGTAGTCCCATTGTTCTCTATAACTAAGTCTGCGTCAAAGTCTTGACTCTCTGATTCGTGAGATGTCTTGACTGAAGATGGTCTAGTCATTCTAACTATAATACCACCCATATCTTTTATAATCTTTACTTCGTTTTCAAATCTAACATCATCAGCAACGACTCCCTGGTTCATAGATGTTAGTTCTTTTGCTTTGGTAGACCATAGGTTTACCCATATATTGTCACCAATAATCTTTCTTCCCCATTCTGTGCCAAGTGTTTGCATAGCAAATCTAGGTGTCTTGCCACATAATAATTCTGCTTCAATTTCTTTATTAGCACCTTCAAGATGCGAGTATGATAGACCAACAGATGACAACATCTTTTTAATTGGATATGCCATCTTTAGTTTTGTGAAGTTATGTTTGGAACACAATGCGTCTGCCAATAGTGTTTTACCACTACCAATATAACCTGTAATACCTACTATCTTAGGACGCATTAAGTACCTTCTGAACTCTTAATTCTGTAAGTTCTCTAGTTAAATGTCTAAGTTTGTCTTGAGCTTTTGTTCTAGCATCAGGGTCTACAGGTTGATTGTTTTCAATCTTCCATTCAACATCTCGTATTCTTTCTTTGACGCTAGAAATCTCGTGCTCTAATTTGACAATGTCAACTTCAATGTTTTTGGTCATCTTCTTTTCCTGTTAAAATATAAGCATCAGGATGTATGAAAGATATAGGTATGTTATGATGTCTACAGAACTCTATCTCCCGAGTTACACCGATGCTATTTTGCCATCCATCTAACATTAAAACAAACATTCCTTTCGCGTGTTTAAGTATACCAAAATCCAACTCAAGCCAAAACCTTGTTGGTGCTTTTATTATACCACATACTCTCTGTATTGCGTGATGATATGTGATAGGACTATAAATATTTAATCCAGTTTTCAACAGCTTATAAGTACACCTAGTCACTTGTTCATACCTGTTCTTCATCTCTTCACTATCTGCCGTATTGTTTAACGAATACGGACAGGCTAGATATTGGAAGTCTTTGGCAGAGGCTGAAATCTCTCCCATTTCTGGCACTCTTCCTGACAACCAAGATTGCAAGTCCATCCCCCCGCTAGTTTCGGCTGGTAGTTCTTGCAAGTTTTCATTGTTTGTTTTACTTCTTTTTCTTCCCAACATACATCCCTCTTAAAACATCCCCTACATCTCCAATCTGTAGGGTCGTTTGATATTTTCCTTGCTTCTCCATTGAGAACCCTCTCAACTTTGGCACAAAGATCGTTATAGTAAAACTCATCGTATCGGATAAGCTCGGAGTGATATTCAGAGTTGTTTTTATTGTAAGATATAAATACACATTCGTTTAATTTTCCTAAACCTAACATAAATTGAACCTGAGAATAGTAGTGTCTATGACTATACTTAACACCTTTAGTAGAAAACTCTTTGAACTTGTTATCGTTCATACTTTTAATCTCTAAAAGTTTAGAGTCTTGGTCTATAGGTCCAAGCATTCCGTCAGCGTGACCAACTGCGTGTCCACCAAATCCATCAAATGCCCACTGCTTACCAGTAAATGGATCTTTTTCCATAACTGCTACGCCTGTCTTTTTAATATCTCTGATGACATCATCTTCTATTCTATGACCATCACGGAAAATTCTTTTAAGTCTATAACCTATTGAACTATCTGGAAAGCCACGAAGAGAAAAGGCAATAAGAGCCTCGCAAGGATTACCTACAATACTAGCACCTATATAAGACCTAGCCTTTTGTGGGTTATCCTTTTCTTCTTTCTCATACGCTTGATTAATTAGATCCGCGAGGTTCATACTTTGTTCCTTTAAGAAAAAAATAGCAGAGCAGACAAAAATGTCTACCCTGCTAGCAAAGTTAGAATGGTATAGCTTCGTCTGCAGAATCATCTTTGTCTACAGATTCAGTCATACCAGTCCCTGGGGAGGACTTCTTTGGTGTATCTGGATCTATTTCAGAAGGATCAAAAAATCCTTTTAATTTAGAACCAGTCCTTTCTTCTCCGTCCATAGTGTAAGTATCCTTCTGGACAGAAGCACCAACTTTCAAACCTTTAAGAGAAGCTATGTCAGATGGATTGTCTGGAGTTGGATGACCCCCGTGTATAAGTAAAGCTTTTAATTGCTCTCTTCCAATCCTTGTAGCTGTCTGACTTGAAGGTACATTTACATTGATCCAAGCTCGTAGAGTTCCTTGACCTTTAACATCTGTTAAAGATAGTTCTACTGCTGAACCACCATTCCTTGTTTGTTTAATAAAGGCATCTGTAATTGTTACTACATATCTGCCTGGTTGTAGGATTTGAGGTGCTGAAGATATATCAACTCCACTCAAATTCAGTTCTCTAAAATTAAACGCCATTATTTTTTCTCCTTAGTTTTAAGTTTATTGTACTCGTCATCGTCCATATCTAGACGCTTCAGAAGTTCCACGATATTACCAGTTTTTTCTACTGCTTTAAGTCTACGCTTTTCATCACGCACCTTGCCGTGCCAACCTCTTACTTCATCAGTGATAACATAACGAAGAACTTGTTGCCTGCCCTCAATCTCTTGAGTGACCCTTACACCACAGAAAACACAATCAAAGATTCCTGGTAGTTGTTGCATAGTTGCTTTACCTGCAATCATACACCAGTAGTCCACATTACCATTGTCGTCTGTAGATTCTTTTGCAAGAGCAGTGACTATGCAGTGCATATTCATATCCCTTATGGCTTTACAAGCACCAATAAGTTGAGAAGCGTGATTACCCCACACGGCAAAACCATCTGGGTTTTTCTTACCAAGTTTCTCTGCTCTTATCTTTTCTTCTTTCTCAGCGTGTTGATAAGAAAGATCAGATAGTTCTGTTAAACTATCTATACCTATCCAAGAGTACCCTTTCTTTTTAAAGTCCTCTGACTTTGTCCATTTGAAAATATCCTTAAAAGAATACTTCCCTTTCTTAGGGTCTGATGGATCATCCCAAGATGAAAAAGGTAGGTAGTCAATACCTGCTGAACGAATAGACGATAGTCCACTCTCTCCAGAAAATATAAACCCTTTACCAAAATGTTCTTGGAAATATTTTAATTGAGTGGTTTTACCCCACCCGTGATGACCATATAAAAGAACCTTTCTTTTAGCTGTATCATCGCCTGCTGTATTTAATGGTTCAAACATTAGCTACTCCTTGTTAGTTTGACAGAAATAGGACCAGGCTTACGAGTTAACGCAGGCTGTAGTTCCTTTTGTTCTGCTTCAGTTAGTTTTTGGAAGGTTCTCTTTTCAACGGTGAGTCTTTTCTTTATATGTGCAGGAAGTTTCCCACTCTTGAATAACTCTTCAAGTATGTCTTGATCCCAATGGAATCGTTCTTGTCTATTTATAGTAACGACATCTTTACCATAAACTCTTGTTTGCTCTCCGAACTCCTCTGGAAATTCTGCAACTAGATCTGCTTCTAACTTTTCAATAGCTTTGGCATTATCTTCTTGCTTCCTCTTTCTTTCTTTCAACTCCTCAATCTTTTGAGATATAGGAGCATTCTCGGTATCGGATTCAAATTGTTCCCAATCGCTCATAATAACCATCCTTTTATGTTAATAGTAATCTTACACTACACCAGTATCATATATAATACAAGGAGTATAACCGATAAAGTATTGTAGCATATATTATACATATTGTTTTTGTCTTATATGTATGACAATATGAAATCTACCATAATACTAACAGGAGTAGAGATGAAGTTTAATGCAAAGAAATTTATAGAAGATGCAGGAGGAGTTCGTAAGATCGCCGAGGTTCTTCGTAAACCTCGTACGGCTCCATATAGAATGATTAACACAAGATATATGACCAGTTGGCACTTTGAGAAAATCAAAGAGGTTAACCCAGACATATGTATTGACGATTACTTTGAGGATGACACTAATGGCAAACGAAAAAGAAAAGTTTAAAGCTTTATTATATGATGAAGCTTGTAATGCAATAGATAGAGGTTGGACTATAATACCACTTTCCATATCAGGAAAGATACCTCTAAACGATTGGAAGAAATATCAAACAACACCTACTACACAAGAAGAAGTAGAGGAGTGGTTCTTAGAAGGAGCACCTACTTCATCTGGCAGGCGTGTAGAAGTATTTAATTTAGCACTGGTTACTGGTGCTATAAGTGGTCTTATAGTTTTAGATTGTGATAATGAAGATGCAGTAGCTTATGCAAAGAAACATAATCTAGTATCTCCTATCGCCGTCAAGACAACAAGAGGCTATCACTATTATTGGAAACATCCATTACACGGAAAGAAGTTCGCTAACAAAGTTGGTGGAGTTGCTCGTGATTGGGTAGACATAAAAGGTTTAGACTTGCGTGGAGATGGAGGCTATGTAGTTATGCCTCCTTCCATAAAGTTAAAAGAAAAAACTATTACACATCAATACAAATGGAATCTTGCTGAAGGTTTTGACTTTGAAGATATAGACGAGTTTGTATGGAAAGGTACTCCAACTGATATTAAATCAGAAGAAAATTTTTCTTTTGATAAATTAGATTTAAGCGATGTGAAGGTTGCTTCAATCGCAGACTCTATGTCTATCTGGGATCAGACAGAAAATAGAGTGTCCATTTTGGGTCGTAAACTTCGTATTGGAGATGCGACTGATGATTGGATGATAAGATATTGTGGACAGATGGTAAGAAGAGGAGTCATTAAAGAGGACTTATATCAATCTGTTTTAAACTATCACGAAAAATTCTTTGACTCTGAGTCATACTCTAATGAAGAAACAGAGAGATGGCTTAGGACTAAAATGGAATCTGCCTATCAATTAGATAGACGAAACTATCCAGAGGACTATGACGAATCTGGTGATCGCATAGACTCTGAAAAGAAGGTAGATGACACAAAGAATGTAGCCTCGTCAAGACTTGTCCCTATTTATATAAACGCTGTGGAAAGGCTCCTTAAAGAGATGGTGGACGAGCCTTATTGGTGCAATCCCTTAGTACCCGAGGCTACTATTACTCAAGTTGTTGGATTCAATGGTCACGGAAAATCTTATTTTCTATCGGCTATGCTTACAGCTTTGTCAGCAGGTAATGAAAGTTTTGGTCCATATGAAATGGGTAGACCTGCTAAAATCTTCTATATGGATTACGACAATCCAAGAAGAACTGCACTTAGGCGTATGCAAGAGTTCAACAAAACATTCGGTGATACTAACGAGCACTATGCTTTATGGTCGCCGACTTTAATTAACCCTGAAGATGGTGGAGAAATAAACTTACTTGAAGAAAAGGATTTCAAACTACTAGGTAATTGGCTCAAAGTTGTAGAGCCTGACATAATTGTTATAGATACAATTCGTAATGCCTTTCGTGGTTTAGAAGAAGCAAGTCCTAAAGAATGGGGTAAGGTTAACTATGTTGCAAAACAGATAAGAAATATGGGTGTGTCTGTAATTCTTGTTCATCATCGTAACAAACCTGGTGAAGGAGGAATGGGTAGAGAAGCTGGGTCTACGGCTCAGTTAACTGATGTTGATACCCAGGTATTCGTCACCCAAGTCTACGAAAACAAAGCTGAAGCTAAAGCTAAAGCTGGTTTGGTAGATAGCGATCTAACAATCTGGACATTAGATGGCAGAGAGTTTTCTCCATATAATTATTTGAAAGCTCAAATGAAGGCTGATTCTAGGTTGTCTATGGTTACACAAATATCTTTTGGAAAGATCAGGCAGCAGACAGAACTGCATCAAACACATTATGTTGGTTGGTGTGAAAGTCTGATTGATGGAAAGAAGTATATAGTGTCAACTAAATCTAAAAAACAACAAGCATTAAAATTATCATTAACTGACGGTAAAAATCCTACACAAATAAGTAGAGAGATTAAGGTTCCTGCTTATGAAATTAAGAGGTGGTTGGGTATTGATAATGAAGAAACCTAATAGACTATTAGAACTACTAACAAAACATCTTTGGACGAAGTCCAAAAGATGCTGTAAGTGTATTAGTCTAATAGGTGTACCATCCTGTCAAGCTAGTCGTCAAACTTTTTTTCAAGGACAACCCAAATCGGGAGCTGTCGCTCCCTCATTTTTGTTAGGAAAATCAATAACTTTAAGGTATAACGATAAAAGTTTGTATACTGCAAGAAAGGAGGGTATATGGGCAAGCCAGTTAAGGTCACAAAAAGTGATCTTGAATATCTGGCTAAGGCTCTCAAACAAAATAAACCTTACACTGAAATGGCACGGCATCTTGGCATATGCGTAGATACCGTTAAAAGAATATTACATAGAGAAGGCTTGGCAGAATTTGATGGTGCGAAATATGTAGTTGCGTTGTCATCAGATAAACATATGAAGATGTGGGAACGACCTTGTATGAAATGCAAGTGTACTAAGCCTCGCCCAAAATGGCAGTATATATGTACGAAATGTAAAGAAAAATTCAGCAAAGAAAGTGAGAGTATATGGGACTTCTAAGACCTAAAGCTAAAGGTGATAAGTATGAACGCGAGGTTGCAAAGTATTTAGACGAGATACTTTATGACGAAGAGTTCCAAAAGATTTTAAGAGCACCGCTGTCTGGAGGAGGTCGGTCTTTTCAGGGGGGTGGGTCCGCAGACATAACAGGCACACCAGATATATGGGTAGAGGCAAAGCGTACAGAAAAGTTTTCACCTTACGCGTCTATAGAACAAGCAGAGAAAGGTAAGGCTGCCCAGCGAGCACCCGAGATGCCTGCCGTATTTAGTAGACGAAACAGAATGGAAACAAAAGAAAGTTTAGTTGTAATGCGTGCTGAAGATTGGGTTAAGTTATACAAAGCATACCTAATTCAAAAAGGTCATAAAATAAAGGACGACTGAGTAGCACATTTCTGACATTATTTGTGTATGAAAGGATAGACAAATGGGTAGTTTATTTGTTCCTCTTATATTCGTTTGTTGGATAAACGGAGAATGCGTAAGCTTATACCATCAAGATGAACGATTTGAGAAACAAACACAATGCGAAAAATTTTTAGAAGGTTGGAGTGCAGATGTGATAGACGGGATATTTCATTCCAGCACGATGCCTTTTAGTTTTAAAACAGAGTGTCAACAATTCCCAGATGGTGTAGTCCCACGCGTTGTCTTTCCTAAAAAAGTTATAGAAGGAGTTAAAACATAATGCACAGAGGTATAACTAAATGTCCTAGTTTGCTAGTTCCAAAAGGAAGTAGAAGCTCTAAAGTAAAAATTATTCCTAGTCTATCGTCTAAGAAAGACAGGGGTCCATCAGTAATTCCAATCAATCAAAACCCAACGAAAGTTGAAGTTAAAATAAAGGTAACATAATGGAATACAAAGATGCACCACAAAGAATCGTAGGAGTTAACGAAGGCGTTAAACTATTACAAAGATTCATTATAATGTATAAACCTACCACTGGTAGTAATGTAAATACTTGGTCACATTCAGGTGCTTCAGCATTTCCAACTCCTGAATATAGAGTTAATAATAATATACCTAGACCAGGTGGTAATTTCTTCACACAAAAAATTACACCCTCTTCAAATAACACA